CNANCTCTATAGCGTGAGAAATGCCCCGATTTGGTAAAATCTCGAATGTAATCCAACTAGGGCTGTGGCTGTGTAGATATTGAATGATATGGTTTGTGTGTGTCACGGAAAAACCTAGGAATGGGAAGTTTATGAAATATGGCAAATAAAATAAAGCCGGCTAGCGAAGTTAGCCACAAAGGCTATACGAAGAAACAAAAAGAACGGAGAGCCGAGAATGAACCGAAGTATACAGGGCTTGACACAGCGCCGCCAGGCGAACTTTATGGGGTTGCGTTAGAACACTGGCACGAAATGATGACTCTTTTCAAAGAGGGTAGAAAGACTTATGTATTCAATGCCGACAGGCGAATGATACAGACGGCTTGCGAGAGTTGGGCAGAAAAGACTTATTACGATGTTGAAATTGAAAATGTCAGAGGATTGATACGAACTGCTACTGGTCTTGAATTAAAAAACTTGTTGGCACAGGAAAAGCAATATTGCGGGATCAGGGAAAAGGCAAAGGCGAATTTCATAAGTGCATATGACAAGTTGGGATTAACACCTACGTCAAGGGCGAGGATTGGTAAAAATAATATGGACAATGAGGATGATGACGAAAATAGCGGCTTCTTCTAAAAAAGAATTATATGATAAAAATTATTGTGTTCATAAATACGCACAAGATGTTGTAGATGGAAAAATAATTGCTTGTGAAAAAGAAAGACAACTTGCTAAACGACATTTGAAAGATTTAAAGCGACAAGGAAATTCGCAATTCCCATACATTTTTGATACTACACGAGCAGAAAGATACTTTAGATTTTATGAAATGTGTTATGACATTGAGAGGGGTGAGTATTATAAGATACTAGACCACCAAAAATTCGACTTTGGACTTGAAAAAGGGTGGGTAAAACCAAAAAGTGGAATAAGACGATTTACAAAAATATACAAACAACAAAGCAGAGGAAACTGTAAAACTACTGAATGTGCGATTGACGCTTTATATGAATTAATTGCAAATAGAATATATCCGCCGTATGAAGAAAAGGACTTTATACGGATACAAAATGCGATTATCCAAATAATGGCAGTTGATAAAATTCAAGCGGATGAGATGCGTGACCCGATTGTAAATATTGCAAATAATTCACCAGCATTGAGAAAATTTGTTAATGCAAAATCAACATTTATTAAAGGGTCAAAATTTGGTGGTAAAATACAAGTGTTATCGAAAGACTTGGCCAACAAGCAGGGTGGAAAACCTAATGCAGTTTATGTAGACGAATACGCCTCACATCCTAGTGGTAAAAGGGCAAGTACCGCCGAACAAGGACTAGGGAAAAAAGAACAGGGATTTATCAAATACATAACAACGGCAGGGGATTATGTTGAAACTAATCCTGCAAAAAAAGAATATGATTATGCTCGGATGGTATTAAAGGGTGAAATTAAAGACGAGAGTTTTTTACCAATAATTAGGGAGCAAGACGAAAAAGACGACTTGGGCAACACGGCATTATGGGGCAAAAGTAACCCTATGCTGCGGTATTTACCGAATTATAAATATAGTAATACCTTATTTGACGCTATACAAAAAGAGTATAAAAGAGCATTTGAAAATAACTACCTAGAAGCACAAAGGCAGTTTAAGATTTATCGAATGGACTTGTGGCAAGAAAGAGCGGTAAGTTCATATTTAACGGCAAATGATTTGAAGCTGTATGATGAATGCGAAGTAAGCCCTGCGGATTTTAAAAAGTTGGTGGCTGGAAAATCAAGTATTGATGGGTTTGATTTTTCAATACGAAATGATTTAACGGCAGACGGTAAAGTGTGGTTGTTGGATGATGACAGGATTGCCATTGACGGTTACGGTTACATGCCACTCAACACTTTGAGGCGGCATGAGTTGAGCGACAGAATACCATATCAATCTTATGTTGATAAAGATTATTTGTTTACAACATTAGGTGATACAACAGATGCTGATGAGTTTATGCATTGTGTTGCAAAAAAAGCCATTGATTTTGATAGTAAGATTAAAGAAGTTTGTTACGACGCATATCAGGCATATGCTGTTGTTAAAAGATTGCAAGCAGGTGAATATGACGAGTTGGGGGCAGGAACATTTGACGAAAAGAATGTGATTGAAGTGCCACAAAACAACAGGTATTTGCATGTTCCAACAACTTTGCTGCGTGACAAGATACGCAAAAAAGAAATTGTTCACAACGGCAATCCATTGTTAAAGAATCATTTAACGAATTGCTTTGTTTTTGAAAGCAAAGCAGGGGAGCTAATAAGGGTTGGGAAAGAGCATAAATTGTCAAACAAGCGAATTGACTTAGTGGCGGCGATTATTAATGCGCTATCTAGGGTTGACCAATTGAAAGAAGAAGCGTGGGTTGAAAGAATGGCATCAAGCGATTCATTTTTTTAGAGGAGATAAGATGAGATTATTGGGGCTAGGTAAATCAAAATCAAAAAAAGATAAAAATCCAAAGAACTTTGTTAACAACGGAATAAGCCCAGTGTTGCAAGGTGTTTGGCAAGACAACTTGATTTGGCGTTGGGAAGATATTTTTAAGGGCGATGTACCTATCAGTATGAAAATTGCTGCAGTTTATCGTTGTGTAGACCTATTAAGTAATTATTTGTCAATGTTGCCATACAAGGTTATAAACAAAATTACAAATGAAACAGTTGACGATGGCTTCACAAGTCAAATCAAATATCTTTTAAATACTAGACCTAACAAGAATATGACACCAAAGGTATTCTTCAAGGCTATTGAAAAAGACAGACTGTTGCAAGGAAATGGATTCGTCGAAATAATCAGAGCAAACAACGGCGTGATCACGAGTTTAGAATACTTACAATACGAATTAGTAGAGCTTGAAAAATTAGATAATGGTGAGGTTATATATCACATTTATGAAGATGTTGTTAAGCGGCGGAAAAAGAAGCTGTTAAGCGGTNAAGTGTTGCATTTCAAAGGTATAAGTGATGATGGGTTGGTTGGTAAAAGTGTTTTAAGTTTTGCATGCGAAAGCATTGCTTTATTGGCAACGCAAGAAAAATTCAACTCGGGATTTTACAAAAACGACGGGATACTTGGAAACATACTAGAAACAGACACAGATTTGTCGTCAGTTGACCACAAAAGTGGAAAGTCACTTAAAGACGTGATGCGTGATAGTTTTGAGGCTCACATGAGTAGGGGAAAAGGAACCGTTAAGACAGCAGTTCTTGATAGAGGTATGAAACACAAAAGTGTCACGCCATTATCCCACAAAGACATGGCTTTTGTGGAAAGCAAAGAAGTCAGTATCGCTGATATAGCACGATTTTTTGGAGTTCCATTGCATAAATTATTTACAGGAAAAGAAAGTTATCAAAGCAACGAGGCTCAGCGAATTGATTTTGTTGTTGACACAATAATCCCGATAGTCGTTGATTATCAGCAAGAGATAACTTATAAAACTGTAGCAGAAGATCGGCAAAGGGCGGGAATAGTGTTGAGAGCCAACTTGAAAAGATTATTGCAAGGAGATACGCAAACGCAGACGGCACATTATAAAGACATGTGGAGTATTGGAGTTTACAACGAAGATGATATTAGGGCATTAGAGGATATGCCACGTTTGCCAGACGGGATTGGAGAATTAAACAAAGTAAGTCGCAATTATATGCCTTTGAAAGATTTTGAAGAACAAAGCAGATTACAAAGTTCAAGAAATGTAGTAGAAGACATATTTTCTGACGAATGAACAAGGAGGAATAATGCCAGCATTTATTGATTTATCAGGTCAAAAATTTGGAATATTAAAAGTAAAAAAACGAACAGGGAATATCAATTCAAGAACTATATGGGTTTGTGATTGTGAGTGTGGTAACAAAGTCAAAATGCGTAGTGATTTACTTTTAACTGGAAGAAGAAAATCTTGTGGGTGTTTAGCAAAATCAAAAAATAGAAAAAGCACATACCGAAATTATAAAATGTGGTGTAATATCAAAACTAGATGTTACAACAAAAATAGTTATGATTATCGTGACTATGGTGGGCGTGGGATACATATGTGCGATGATTGGTTAAATAGCTATGAGGCATTTAGAGATTGGAGTTACAAAAATGGATATTCTTCAAAATCAAGCATTGATAGAATAAATGTCAACGGAAATTATGAACCGAATAATTGTCGCTTTGTTGATATTTATACACAAGCGAACAATAAAAGGGATAATGTGTTTTTTGAATACGACAACAGAAACCAAACACTTGGTCAATGGGCAAGAGAATATAATATAACTTATAAAATATTATGGCAGAGAGTAAATAAATATCATATGCCACTTAAAAAAGCATTATTAACAGGAGATTTAAGACGATGAAACAGTTAAAATTTCTAAATATCGCAAGAACAGATGAAGCAATAGATGTATTTATCAACGGCGAGATTTGTTGCGATGATGCAAAGGGCTTTTATGATTTCTTTGACATTGAGAGTACAAATCCAAAATCATTTAAGGCAATGTTAGATGAGGCAGACGGGAAACCATTAACTGTCCATATCAATTCTATTGGTGGGGATTTGGTGGCGGGAATGGCTATGTATAGCGCGATTAAAAATTACAAAGGCGAAACAACGGCGATTGTTGACAGCATTTGTGCGAGTGCGGCCACTCTTCCAATGGTGTCTTGCAAGAAAGTCATAATGCAAATGCCAAGCACAATGATGATACATCAAGCATCACTTTGGGGAACTGGTGGAAATAAGAAAGAATTAGAGCAAGACATTGAGATGTTGAAAAGTTTGGATAATTCTATAGCAAATGCTTATGTTGCCAAGACCGGACTTCCAAGAGATGAAGTCTTGGCGATGATGGAAGCGGAAACTTGGCTTGATAGTAAAAAGGCATTAGAACTCGGCTTTATTGACGAAATTTACGGCGATGTTGATATACCCGAAACCATTATGCAAAACATTATCGACAATAACAAGCGATTAGTCGCTTGCTATCGTGGTTTTGAACACCCAAAAGAAAAGGCACCCTTGGAAGAGGATACTGCTTTGAAAAATGGCTCAAAACTTGTAAACGGCAAATATGCGAATGTTGAGGAACTTGAAAAGGCGTACATCGCCCTTCAAACAGCATTCACGCAGAAGTGCCAAGAAAAACCAGTGCAAGACAAAGCGGTTGATAATAAGAAAGAACCGCAAACGCAAAATGAAGAACCGAAAGCAGATAACACATTGTTAAACTTTCAACTTGCGGATTATTTATTTGCAAAATCAAAAATAGGAGGAAAGAAAAATCATGCTTAAAAGTGCAGAAATCAGGCAAGCAATATCTAACAAAGAAACGCGCTATAAGGAATTGCAAGCCAAAAAAATTGAAAATCNTGACGATGAGGAAAAAACCGAATTACAAGAACTTGTTACGGAATTACAACAACTCATTAACGATTTAGACACAGAAGAAACAATGGAAAATGTCACCAGGGCGATGACTGGTGGCAAAAAACTAGGAGGAGAAAACAAAATGAAGCCAAAAAATTTAGGCGAGCAAGTTTGGGATAAACTTGAAAACCAAATAACAGCTGAAAAAGGGGATAAGGTGCGGGCATTTGCTAAAATTGTTAAAAATGAAGCAGATACGCATACAACAACCGATACGCCAAATCAAATACTACCATTTACAACCGAGTGGGATAGAACAATCGTAAGAGCTTATCGTAGACCATCTATTTTAAGTCTGTTTAACCGCGTGAAAACAGAGAGAGAAGCAGTCTCTTATATCGTTGAGGTTGGAAAACAGGGAGCACCGGCGACTGTTGCAGAAAAAGGACAAAAGCCACTTATTCAATATAGTTGGGGAAGTGTAACTGACACTTTCAAAAAAATTGCTTGCGTAGCTCGTGTAACAACGGAGATGATTAAGTTTCGTGAGTTTCTTGTCAATGAAATTGAAAACCGAATGGTCTATGATTTGGAAATGGCAATTGAACAGCAAGTATTGTTTGGAAATGGTACAGGTTCAAATTTGTTAGGACTCGCAAATCGTACAGGAGTTCAAACTGAAACGAGTGCTAATGTTGTCGATAACGCAGACGCACTTTTCAGGGCAAAAACAAAAATCCAAAATGCTACAGGAATGGTCGCAGATGGTATTGTTATCAATCCAAAGGACTATGAAGCATTGAGATTGTCTAAAGACGGAAACGGTCAATATTTTGGTGGTGGTTTTTTCCAAAATCAATATGGCAATGGTGGAATAATGAATGAACCTCCAATTTGGGGAACATTCACAATGGTAAGCGAAGCCGTGCCAGTAGGTCAAGCAATTGTCGGCGCTTGGAGTGGTGCAACGCTCTATGATGATGGTGGTCTGATAGTTGAGATTAGTGATTCAGCAAGAGACGGCGACTTTGAAAACAACATCAGTACGATTCGCGCAGAGGAATTCAAGTTGCTTGCGGTACGACAACCTGCTGCTTTTGTTAAAGTTACATTAGCACAACCTGTAACAGGTTAATTTAGTCATGGGTAGGTTTTAATCTGCCCATGCACCATTAAGGAGAAGGCATGACAGAGCAAAAGAACATACTCACTCTTTCCGAAGCAATGATGACATTGCGTACTGATAATGATTATGGCGATGAAATCAAGAATGTTTTACCCGAAATTGACACAGAGATATTTTTGGGAACTGGGATACATTGGGAATTAGAAGCGCCAATCTATCCACAGGCGAAAGCAGTTGCGAAAATTAAATTGCGGTTAGCACTTGGTTATTCGATAAATGTGGAACTTGATAATGAGAGGGCTACTTATTTAATGAAACAATTACAGGCTGAGGCGAGTGCGAACACTCGAAAGGTGAAAGATGAGAAGACTTAATAGTTTTATGCTCTTTGACATCAAAACGGGGATTGACCCCGCCACAGGGAGACCAACAGATACTGAAATTACAAACGTCAGTATTGGCACGGCAAAAGGCTTTTCAAACT